GGGTATGGTGTATTCTCGCGGTGTTGCCGACCCGCGCTTGTCGTGATCTGCCTTCAAATCCCGGTGCATGAATTGAGCTAGTTTGTCATTTCCGTCAAGCCAACCAAGCGGCCCCTGCTCTGGCTGTGCTGCAAAGTGGTCAGCCAATTCCCGCGCCCGGTGCTTGTCTATGCCCTCTCGGACTAAGGTAACCACCACCATGTCTCGCCAAGGGGTTGGCTCGGCTTGCGGCACTGGCCATGCCTTCGTGTTCCCACAGTCTTTGTAATGACACGCATCACCATCTTGACAAGGGCATCGCGGGTCTTTTCCTATGCATGGCTCGGCCTGCTGCGCGGCCTGTCTTAAGTTAGTCATGTCCCCTCCTTTATGTTGTGGGCGGCTTCGTAGTTAATCCACGCTTTGCGATGGCCTGCGTAAAAGATTCGGCGCATTTCTGGAAAGTCCATTGCTGGCCGTGCTTTGAAATACTCGTCGGAGGCATCGTTGCAATACGCTTCGCACAGCGCACGATCTTGCTCATCCGTCAGTTGCACAGTTGCTGGCTGTGCTGCGGCTTCTTGTGTTGATTTGATTGCTTTTTTGACTACCTGTTGCCAGTTTTCACCCTGTGCGTCAGCCCAAATCAGCGCCTCCAGCGCCTGCTCTACCGTCACCCGGTCAATCGTGATCTTGGTCATGTCCCCTCCTTGATGTTGTGGGCGGCTTTGTGCTGCTCGATAACTGCAAATAGGTTGTCCAAGGTTTGCAAATCTGCGTCTCCCCAGCCTAAATTACCGCAAAAACTATCCAACGAGTTTGCAGCAGCTTCCAAAATTTCCAGCGGCACAAGCACATCATCCGTCAGCGGCTTGCGCTGCTCTGGCTGTGCTTCCAGCATCCTGTCCATTGCACTTGCATAGGATTCACGCTCTGCCGTAAGAATCTCAATCTCTCGGGCAGCTTCCATTTGCAAATCACCCCAGACTGATACTCCTTTGCTAGCAGTATCACGCAATCGTTTAACCAAGTCGGATTGAGCCACCGGCTCGGCTTGCTGCTTGGGTGGGGCAACTTTTTTGATTGCCTGATGTACAACATGGAACATGGTTTCGTAGTGGCCGTGCTTTCCCTCCTGCATTTTTTCGTCATACAAATCTTGCACAAAGCGATTCAGTTCTGTTTTGTCATACGCCACCGGCTCCTGCTCTGGCTGCTCTAGTGTCATTCTGAAATCTCCATCAGTGCGTGTTTAGCTTTCTCCATCCACCACAACGCTTCGCCACCATCTGCACAGCTTGATGCGAAGTACAGTCCACCATCTGCATCTTCGCCAATTACCCATACGCGCTTTGGCTTGGCGTCAATAGCGGCTTGCAGGACACGTTCAACATCTAAATCTAGCGTTGTTATAACCGGCAGTACGGTTACTTTTTCGATGAGTTTCATGGTTACTCCTTGATGCCGTGGGCGGCTTCTGTCCTGCGAATAGCATCCATACGATGCTGCTCAAGCTCTTGCCTGTAAGCAGGCGCGGAGCGTTTAACTACTCCATCAGGTGCAAAGACTGGGCCAACATACGCAATTGTCTTTGCCTGCTCATCCGTCAGCGGCTTGCGCTGTGCTGCTTTTTTACCGTCGGCAAAACCGCTTTGGTATGAGACCAACAGAGCAGCCTCATACTCTGCAATGTAGACCTGTGCGTCGTCATCGTCCAGCTTGGCTTGCGCTGCTTGGCGCTTTGATTCAAATCCTGTCATCACATCCCCTCATCGGCCAAGAACTCGGCCAAGATTAAAAGAAATAATTGTTTCTGATTAGCAGTTGCGTTCATAGTTTTGTCCCAGCAATAACTGAATTCATTTGGCCGTGATAAGTAATCGTCAATCGCGGCAAGGCCGTAGTGACCTAGTACGTCGTCTAGGTACGCCTTTTTTGCGATGGTCTCTGCGGCTTTGCGTACCTCCGTGCTGATCGGGCCATAGGCAAGGTGTTCGTCATTGGGGTGGATGCGGTAGGCAACTTGACCGCCTTCTGATTGCACATCGGTCAAGCTCACCGCTGGATACCACTGACCACTAAGGGCTTGCCATCCAATCCTCGCCCCACGGGCGGCAGCATGTAGTAGGCGGCTCATTTACATCCCCTCGTCGGCCAGTGCTTCGGCCAAAATTAAAAGAAATAGACTGCGCGTCAGTCGGTCTTTGTTTTGCTGCCATTCGTGCATCATGTTGTTTGCGTAATTTGCAACGATTGCACATCGAATAACAAAATCATTCATGTGCTCTGAGTCTATGTACAACCATAACTCGCCATCGCAATCCCGCAGCGCCGTACTGACCGGGCCATATTGAAGGTGGGCGTCATTCGGGTGGATGCGGTAGTGGCGGATAGTGTCAACCAAAAGAAGTTGTCCGCTTGTTTGCCACACGACAGAATCATTCCATTTTGTCTGTATCCTCGCCCCCCGGGCGGCAGCAAAAAGTAGTCGGCTCATGTCAAATACCCCGCTAAGAAAAACAACGACACCATCGCAATCAGCGCGAGGGCAATGGCAAGCGCGGCGTCCAGCCAGCTGTACTTGAAGAGGTTTTCAATCTCATCGTCTTTCATGTCCGACTCCCCTTGCTTGGCAAACTGAACGCCACAAGGCTGCCGGCCCGGGGCACTTGAGCGGTGGAGTCGCCGTCGCCAGTGCGGTAGACGTCGCGTTGCCACAGGTCGTTGTCCGACGCGCGGACTTCGCCGGGGCGCCGTTGGCGCTCCACGTATGCGCCCATGATTGTTTTGGTCTTTTTTTGCAGCTCTATGGCCGCAGGGCGCACCATGTGAGTGGGGGTCCGGTTGACCTTAATTTCATCTAGGATGCCCATGTTTGTTTCTCCATCAGTTTCTGTTTGTAATGAGCGGCTTTTTCGCCGTCGTCGGTGCCGGGTTTGCGACCGGCTCGCATGGCGTACTTGATGATGTTGCCCTTCAGGTACCCTTGGAATTCTTCCGGCGTCAGCACGGCTTCCATCACGGCCCAAGGTTGCATCGGCATGTCTTTGTAGTGGGTGCCGCCCACTTGCGTTTCGTCTGCGTTCATCAATCAATCTCCTTCATGTAGTAACTGGTTTCAAAGCCGTCGCCGCGCAGGGGCAAGCCGGGCGCCCATGCAATCGGGCGGCCCATGATCTTTTCTGCTTCTTTCAATGGGCCTCCTCTCATCTCCATGATGATCTCGTCGTGAACCGTGGCCAACTGCCTGTAGCCCTCGTCATCCAGCGCCAGCATCGCCTCGGCCAAGCAGTCGCGTGCCACTGCCTGAGTGATGTTCTCCACCAGCTTGCCGCCGTATGTAGACAGGCGAGTCCACTGCTTGGTCTTCTGGTCCTGACCCTCGTATGTCAGTGACCCGGCTCTGGCCACAACAAACCCGCCGCGCACAAGGTCTTCTGACTCGATCCGCGGCTTGACATAGAACAGCTTGCGCTTGCTTGGCAATTGGATTGTCAGGAAACCTGACTCGTAGGCAAACACCAGAGACGTCCTCTTGCCAGCGATGGCTAGTGTGGCCGACCCTTTGCCCAGCACCGCTTCCTTGGCTGCGCGTTCGCACGCGTACCAGAACTGAACGATCTCCGGGTTGGCCGCACGCCACGCTTCCTTGATCGGCTCAAGCTCGTCCTCGGTCAAGCCCATCTCCAACGCGCCCATGGTCTTGAGTGCGCCGGCCCCGCCTTGATAGCCGAGTGCAAGCTCGGAGATCTTGCCCTTCTGTCGGTACGGCGATTTCTTCGTGACGCTGCCGGCCGGCAAGTTAAACATTTGCTCAGCCGACGCTTCGTAGATCTTGCCGTGTGTGGCAAACACATCAAGGCGCCACTGGCACCATGCCATCCAAGCGATCACACGGGCCTCAATGGCGCTGAAGTCGACGATGATGTACCTACACCCCTCCCGCGCGACAAACGCGGTCCTGATGAGCTGTGAGAGGGTGTCAGGCACATTGCCAAACAACAGCTCAAGGGTTTCGTAGTCGCGCTTCTTCAACAAGTTGCGGGCCAAGTCAATGTCACGCAGTTTGTTCTGCGGCAGGTTCTGCACCTGCACCAAACGACCAGCCCAACGGCCGGTGCGGTTCGCTCCATAAAACTGGGTCAAGCCTTTGACCGAATCATCTTTGTCAGACATGGCCCGGGCCATGGCGTGGTACTTGGACACGCTTGTCTTGGCCATCTCTTGGCGCAACTCCAGCACGCGTCGCACTATCGCACTGTCCGTAGATTCAAGAACCTTGGGCACGCTTTTCTTGGTCAGGTCAACGATCGTGTCGTCGTCCTCTTCTGTCTGCAACCATTTGAGCAACTGGTCGCGGGAATTGGGATTGTCTAAACCTGTAAGAGCGATGGCCTCCGTGGTCATCCTCTCTTTGAATATGCCGTCGCACTCGATGGCGGCGTTGACCAACTCGCGGTCGACCTTAATCCCAATGCTCATCATCCGTTGATCAAGGTGCCACAGCTTCCACTCTTTGTCGGGCACCGGAAACTTTGCAATCCGTGTTGCGATCTCGCGCTCTGACTCAACGTCACGAGCACAGTACTCTTTAAACAGCGCCCACTTGTCCGGATCGTGGTGCGGTAGGTTGCGCGTGCGGCCGCCGTTCTTCAAGGTAGGTTTGCATGGCAGGCAAAAGTAGCGGATCAACGCCCAACCTGATGCCAGCTTTTGCTTGTCGGCTCCAAGGCCTAACACCTTGCCCACTTCGCCAAGGTTACCGGGCAGGCCAAGGTACAGCGCATGCACGCTGGTGCAACGCCACTGCTCTCGCTCAAGGTTGGCGTCAAGGATCCTGTTCAAGCAAGCTATCTCAAACGCTGCGTTGTACGCAGTCTTGGTAACCTCTGGGTCGTACAGTTTAAGAAAAAGCCAATAAGGTAGTTTCTCCCCGCTGGCAAAGTCAATTACTTCAACCGCTTCGTCATCAAACGCGTAGGCAAACAACATCACTTCGAAGTTGTCCGACTCAACGTACTTGTGCACGCCGCACTTTTTCAAGTCGACATCGCTGTACGTCTCAAGGTCAATTCGTAGTGTGGTCATTTGTTTTGATACCGGTAACGTGCTCCGCCACAAAGTAACGGTGGGCATGTGGTTGTGCAACTGGGTAGGTTCAACTTTGCCAATGCGATCAATCCAACCTATTGTTTTGAGAGCCCTGACCCCCGAAACCCAAACATTGGGATGTAAAGACTCTGGTCGAACAAGGCCCCGGTCTTTGCAATACGAACGGAATGCGTCGCCCTGCACTTCGCGTTTACTCATCAACAGTTCTTCAGCAAAAGCCAAGTACTGTTCAACAAACTCAGGCTCTACGGAATACGCTTTCTCCCAGCACTTATCTGCTAAGACCATCGCCGCCTTCATGCGTTCACTAGTCATGTCACTCGGCAGGCCGCATGTCGATGAACACTGGAGTGGCATCGCCAAGCCAAGCACCGATGGTGTTGAATTCAAAAAACTCTTCTGCTTCTTCTCTGGTCATGTCTCGCGCGTAGATGTCTATCACTCGAGTCCGGTCGTAAGCAACAACCGGGTCCATCCCAAATCGGTCAGCAACACCCAAAATCGCTTCGTCAAAAACGGCCGGTTCCAAGAAGATCAAGTCCTCGTACATTTCAGCTAATCGATTTCGGGTTGTCATCTGTTTACTCCGTGGGTTTGTTTTCTGACAGTTGGAACAGGGCTTGGCCGCGGATCTCCGCGTAGAGATCTGCGACCTGCTCATGAGGCAACTTGCTCAGAGCCAGCAACACCAGATCAACTCCGGCGGGGACCATCCTGATCGACAGGACTTGGGGTTTAGTTTCTTCGGTCATGATAGGAAGTCATCCTCAACAGCAGTGAAATCATCGGCTGCGTTGGACACGCCTCCACCCAGAGGCTCGCCTTCGGCCAGCTTCTGCACGTTGTTCAGGTAGAACTTGATGCCCTTGTTGCCGTCGACGTTGTACGCAGCTGGAATGATCGAGATGCGTCCGTAGCAGCCGCTGTACAAATCTGACTTGTTGATGATGTCGTTCAGCCCCGAGTCAACCACGCTTGGCTTGTTGTACGTGTTGGCGTTGATAAAGTAGTGACCCTTGTACTCAGGGTACTTCTCTGTGTCGCGCTCGGTGTCGCCGTCGCGCAGAGGAGTCTTGAAGCTGGCCAAGAACTTGGAACCCCAGATCGTGACCGCCTTGGGGTCGGTCTTGAACTTGTCAACTGCGCCATTGATTTTGGCCAGTGTTTCTTTGTCCCTTTTGTCGACCAAGATCATGATCGAGTAAGACCCCTTCTCGTCAGGTGTGAAGACGTTTTTGGTGAAAGAGAGGCGAACTTTGCCTGTGATGATTTTGGATTCGGTAGCCATATTAGTCCTTTAGACTGGTTTAGAAAAATCATCAAGTGCGGTTGCACGTGATGTGATTGCTGGCCTCTTGTCCCCTTCGGGCACCAGCGTTGGTTTGCCTTCGGGCTTGGTGACTAAGGCACCCAGCACGTCAGCAAATTTCTTTTTGCCAAGCGCGTCTGTCATGGCGGTGATGCCAAGCAAGCTGCGCTCGTATGCGATCTCGTCAGGGACCCCGGCTGCCCGCAGCGCTTGGGCTACGGCTTCTTGGTCGCTGTACTTGCGATTGCTCCTGCCCTCGACCAGCTTGTAGCCGGGGACCGCCGTGCCCTTCTCGGCCTGCTTGAGCGCGTAGGTCTTCAGGTCTGTGAACCAGTCGATCACAAGGTCCGCACTGGGCAGCAGCTCGGCAATCCGGTCCATCGTCAGGAAGTCCACCGCCGGGGGCACGGGGGCAAACTCCTGCTTGGCCACTGCAAGTGCTTGCGCTGCACGGGCTGGGCATGTGTAACGGGCCTTGCAGAAGCTGCTTGTGCAGTGTGGCCCGGGTACGAACACGCCCTCGCCAACCCAAGCCAGCTTGGCTGCCGGCACAACCGCATCGTCTGCCCACTTGAGCAAGTCAGCTATCGGAAGCTCTTCGCTGCTGTAGTTGCCAAGGCGTGGCTGCAGCACGGTCATGCGCACCCTTTTGATGTCGTACAGATCGGCCAACTCGTTGAACGCGCCCAGACCGTACAACCTCATCTGGCTGTTGTCTTTGGCGTCAACGTAGATGCCCTTGCCGTACTTCAGGTCCATCACTTCAACGAGGTCGTCTGTGATGATCACAAGGTCGCCAGTGCCAAAACCCTCAGTCACCCACGGACTGAAGTCAAGCTTGCGCTCAACGTAGATCACCGGGTCCTTGCACCTAGCGTAGGCGTCCTCGATTCGCTTGATGCAGTATTGAGCCGCCTCGTCAACGTATCCGGCAAGCGCCCACGAATCAAAGTGCAGCAGCTCTTCCGGCAAGGTTTCGATGGTGCGGCCAAGGTAGGTCAGCATCTGCTGCTCAAAGACTGCATGGGCAAAGGTGCCTTCGCGTGCAAACTCGCTGCCCTCGTCTTCGAATTGCTCCTCCATCCTCGCGCTTGGAGTGCACGTCATCCACTTCTCACTGCCGGATGCGGACAGTTTGGCGTGTGCGGTCATGGTGTTGTCCTTTCTGCTTTGGCTATTGCGTCTTGGGCACGTTTCTCAAACATCGACTGCGCCAACATCGCCTGCGACAAGCCGCTAATGGTGTCAAGCGCCTTTAGCAACTCCTGATTCACCGTATGCAACCGGCGCAATTCTTTGCCTGCTGCGGCAAACCAAACGACTCTCTGGGTGGCTGGCGTAGTATCGAGTTCATCAGCAATCCGCAGGGCTTCTGGTTGTGTCATGCTTTCCTCGCTTTCAACATGGCGTCGGCAATTTGATAAGCTTCCTGAGCAATATCCTCTGAAGTCGGGTCGTTAAAACGGTCGCCGTTCCAATATTGGGACATCGCGCCAATTGCAACTTGCCCTGCAAAGTAATCGCGCAAGGTCATGCCTTTGGAATAGTTCAACTCGTCCCCCACACCGCTGTAAGGAAACGCTTGAGGCGCTTTACTGTCTTTACTCATACCTTGCCTCCCGATATGGCGATGAGGCTTGGCTGGTCAGGCTCTTGGGCCCACTTGACCGCGTCAGACATGATGGCGGCTATGTTCTGCTGCATGTAGAGGCCGATGACCTCGGCAGTGGTGTACACCGTCTTGTCAGCGGTAAGGGAAGGCTCGACGGTGCCTTGGCATGTGATTTCGTCGCCGTTGTCTTCAATGATGATCGTTAATTTAGACATTACGTTTTCTCCTTGATATCGTAAAACCAATTTTCTCCGGCTGCCCACTTGCGGCTGCCGTCAACAGTCCAGATCACTTGAGCCGCCTCAAAGTCTGGGAACTTTGTCTCAGCGGGAATCAATGACTGGTCGTACCACAGGCAACGGTTGTTTGGCTGTGCAGCAAACTGGCCGTTGTCTAGCTGGATGAAGTTGAAGCTCTTGTGCTCCTCTGCGGTTTCGGTGAAACCGGTGTCTAGGTCCATGCCGTCTGCGCAGAAGTCAACCGTGAACAGGTACCTGCCAAAGTGCCAGTTCTTGTCTTTGCCCAAAAACTTCACTCCCAAATTGCGCAGGCCGATCTTCTCGATCACCGTGAAACGGTAACCCATGCAGTCCCACAACTGGAGCGTGTCAATTGGCAGACCCTGTGCTTCGCTTGCGTAGAAGTCCTCGCGCCACACGTAAGCATGTATCGGCAGCTTGTCGTACAGAGCGCCATAGTTGGGCAGCAGCGACTCGATACGGAACACTTGGCCACGCAAGGCCTTGATGCTGACCCAGATGGCCGGCTCAAGCTCGCCGTGACCCTTGTGTTCGTTGTACAAGAACTCGCGCTTTACAAAGCATTTAATCGGCGGCAGTGATGCGATTAGGTAGCTCACATCTTCTCCATGTTGGCCAGCAGTTCGGCGTAGCGATCGGCCGGCACTGAGCTTAGGTTCGCACAGCCGACAGTCTCGAACAGGTCTTTGAGTGACTTGCCCTTCTCCTTGTATGCCAACAGCTTGGCCCGGACGTCCTCCAGCGCGATAACTGGCTCGGATGCCTCGGCAGGGGCAGGGGCAGGCTTGGCTGCCTTGGCCTTCTTAGCCGGCTGCTCTGGCGGAAGCACCGCCTGTGCAGTGACGGTGGCCACTTCGGCTGCTGGCGTTTGCAGCAGGCTGACCATGGCCGCGGCCAAGATCTGCACTTGCTCTGCTGTCTGCGGGCTAATGGTAATGGTTATCATGTCTGATCCTTGATGTAGGTTTGAAGGCGCTTGATGCGGTCGAGGTGATAAGCCGAGATGCGGGTTGCATACTCGGCAGCACTCTGGGATTGGAGCAGCTGGCGCCGGGCTTCGTCGAGCTCCCGGGCAGCAATCTCCACTGGTGATGGGGTCTTGAATAGGCTCAAGAACCGCTGGTACATGTCGTTCATGGTTTTGTCCTGTAGGCTGGTTTAGAACCGAAATGATAACAGCGCTTTCGGGGGCCTGTAAAAATAATTTTATTGTGTCGTGTAAACAACGCTATCATGCCGACCTATGAACACTCGCGAAATAGTCAACCGCTTCGGCGGTCCAGTCAACTTAGCCCACCATCTTGGCATACGATCTCAGGCCGTGTCACTGTGGGGAAGCAAGGGCCGAATACCAATAGCAAGAGTGCCGGAACTGGTCCGGATCTCACGACGGCTGAAGCTGGGTTTTCGAGCTGAAGACTTGAGGCCGGACGTCGACTGGGCTGCTCTGAAGGGCCGCAAGTGATTGAGCTGCGTTTGGCCCTGTCGGTGGACGCCATGCGTGCGATTGCAGAGGGCGCGGAGTTGGTGTTTGACGTGGAAGATGATGGCGTGAGGGTGTTCATATCTTGTGACGACGAGGCGGTCAACGCTTTCCAGACTCAGGTACAGCGAGCCCTCCTGCACCTGTTGCCGATTGGCGGGATGCCGAATTAAACCGAACCGGCCGGATGCCGGTGTTGTATTTAGGAGACGGTATGTTTACTCGCGTTGAGTATTACAAGGATCTTTTGGCCGACTGCATAGACGCAGTTGATCAAATGGAAATTAGCGAAGAGCACCACGGCGCCATTATTGCAGCGCTAATCCAGTCGGATAGCTACAACGGCCTGCGCAAAGCAATGCTGCAAGCTGGCGGCATTCCAACTGGGATGTTGTTGCGGGGTGACAAAGCATGACCCGCCCCAACGTACTGGCTCTTAGCCTAGAC